GCAGCAAAGGAATCTAACACGGTTTCCAACTCAAGCAACCCCATGAGTGGGATTAACGACATTTATGCTCAGATGAACCGTGACGCAAACGATCGTCGCCGAGACTCTGTTCTTCAGGCAACATACGAAGCCAACCGTGGTCTCTTCCCTCTCGTTCAGGACAGGAAGAAGACGAATCGAATCAATGAACGTCGTCGTAATGCGAGAATTGGAAAAAAGTCCAAGGCTCAAATGGAACGAGACGAAAGAAGCCGCGACCGAACGAGGGCAGCAAACGCCGATAAGAAGAATCGGCGTGCTGAACGAGACAAACAGCGTGAAGCAGATCTAGCGGCTGAAACACAGCGTTTGATTGCGTTCGGCCCCAACACATCTGCGGCTGCTGTTGCAGCAGGCCAAGCAGACAAGAACGAAAGTCTTGCCTACCAAGAAGAACAAGATCGCCTAAGAGCAGAGTCTGCTGCTAGAGCAGAGGCTGCTGCTGTGGAGGCCGAACGAATCAAGGCAGAGCATGAGGCAGGAATTGCTCAAAGCATTGCAGCCGGGGAAAACATGGAACCCCAAGGCGATATCGACGATCAAGAAGCATACCGTATTGCAGATGAAGTCCATGCCGCACAACAAGCAGCAATGGAAGCAGAGAGAAGGCGTCAGGAAAGAGTTGCCGCATTGCAGACAGGCCAACTGACTCCCGAGCAAATAGAGGTTGGTCAAGCAGGGGCAGCAGCAGGTCAAGCGAGTTTTGACCAATATCAAAATGATCCTGACCGTTATCTTGGTTTTATTGATCCCCGCCAAGACGTATCTAGAGACTCTTTTTATGACAGGAATTTCTTTACCCCCGAAGAAAGAAATGTTCCTCATCATCTGAGCCCTCAATTTCAGGAGTCACAGGAAGCCATCCGTCCTTATATGGAAAGAATGGGACCCGGAGTGCTTCGTAATGTTGGCCCCGCCGCAAGAGTCATTCCGGGTATAGCAGGAAGGGCCGCGCCTCCCCCCAGACCGGCTTCCTCGCCTCCACCCCGACCAGCCCAATCGCCCCCCTCCCGACCGGCTCCTGCTGGTCCCGCTCTCCCTTCCCCTCCTCCTTACGGTCGGGCAACGCCTATGCCGGGTCGAGGTCCCGGATTGCCAAGACCGACCGTTGCTCCCCCCGGAATCACCCATCCTTCTCATTACCTTATTAGAGGAAGAGACGGAGTTACCAAGGTTGGTACTCAAGGCATGTCTCCCACCGAAATGAACATGCTTAGAATCAAATCTGCTAGAGATGGGCTCCTCTGATATGCCCGAGAAGCGAAACATTGTTCGTACAGGGATAAACAGGCGTGCTGCCAATGCCGCCAAGAAAAAGAGGATCACAAAGCAAGGTCGTGGCTTTGAAGACTCTTTGACTGGAAAGAAGTTTGGCTATCCGGTTACAAAACAATTTCCACTCCGAAATCTACTGGGCACTCGAATTCTTGAGGATCTTGTAAGCATTGGAGTAGACCCCGACGAGGCTTTAAACCTCGTGAAAGATCTTGGCGATCTTGATGATCTTGATCCGCATACGCGATTAAAGGTCTTTATGAGTAAGACAACGCTTCCTCCGCCAAAGACTCTTATTGATGACGCTTTGGGTCAACCGGGACCTACTCAATCAAGAAGCCAAGTCCGCCAAGGTCAGTCTTTTATTAAAGCCCAAGACACTGCTGATTTAAAAACTCGTAAGAAACTTCTTACGGATGTCAAGAAGACTGGTCTTCTTGCTTACCGACAGCAAAATGAACTTCAGAAAATTACTGACAAGTTAGATGAAGTCCCTCTCACCGACACGGCTGACATTAAGGCTGCTAGAAGATCTAATCGGTTGGACCAAGAAACCCTTAAACAAATGGGGTTTACTGACGATATTCGGAGGGTTGAATCATCTCCTTACATGGGACCCGCTGCTAGCGAAAACCTCGACAATTCCCCCCTCTCAAATAACCCACTAAAGCAGACACCTGCGTCAAGATTTAATGCGGTAAGAAGAGGCTCTACCCTTGTGGTGGAACAGGGACCAAACACTTTTATTGTCGAGCCTGATAAGAGCGGGAAAGGCTTGAAGATTTCTAGGCAGTTCTTTAAGAGAAGCAAAGATATCCAAGGAAACCCCATTAGAACTGCTGGGAGTTTTTCAGAAGATCTGGTAGCACTAACCAAAGACCAGAAAAGCAACTTCATAAAGGCTCTTGCCTCTAAGCAAATAGAGGAAACAACTGATTTCCAAAGGAAGTCTGCAATTAAAGCCGCTATTAGTACAAAGGCTAAACGGGTCGCTGCTTTTGAACGACTAGAGGCAAGCGGAAAGCCATTTGGTACAGTTTCTTCTGGGATACGAACTGCTGGAATGACAGCAGTAGCAAAGGGGGATCTCAGTAGTGAAGGCGTAGATTCTGTACGGGTAGGAGGGCAACGTGTAACTCCTAGAGATTTAGCCACCATCTCAGAAAAGAACATAGGTCGTGGTGGTAATTACCGAAATACGAAAGCAGATATGATGCGTGCGGCCAGATCCCTTTCAAGAAAGGGAGGACCGGCTGCACTCATCGCACTTGCCGTTCTATTGGGCGGCGGTGCAATGGTAGGAGGATCAAGTGACTCAGCCTGAATGGCAACACGAAGAGAGTGGGGGGAAGATCCTTTCGTTCTTTGATGCCGACGCTGCATCAAAAGCGTTGGAGATGAATTCTTTCTCGATTGAGGAAGAGATTGCCACCCTCGTCCAGCATCTTCGTGATCCAGACGCTAAGATCGCCCTTAGAGCCCATAACCAGTTACGGAGAGTACTCAATGAAGTCGCCAAGGCGAACGGACTCATTACGACTCAGGAGTACACCGCAACAGACAAGGAAGGAAACCAGAGTGTCCGCATCACCCGCAATCAAAAACTCCTCTCAAACCTCAAAGCAACGACCCACAGAAGTCAAATCCCAGAAAACCCCGATTTTGCAGCCCAGTATCTCGCCCCGTCAAAGTCTGATTCTGAGGCAGATGAGGCAAATGGGACCGATGGGAATGGCGAGATCGGCGGGTCAAGTACTATTCGACTTGGCGATTAAAGACATTGATGAAGTGGTAGGAAGTCGAGAAAGATTCGGGGTTCTTATCTACGAGTCGTTCATTAAAAAAGATGAACCCACTGAATACTTTTTCCAAGTCTTCAATAATGTCTATCCGCATTCCATGGTTGCCCATAGTGAGATTGCGTTTATCGCAACGATGTCTCGTATTGCGACCACTCTGATGATGTCCAACGGAACTTTCAATGCGGATCAAAAGGATAGAGACAAGGGCTGAGGGTAATGAATTATTTCCGCTACCTCCAGATTACATGGAGTGTACGGAAGACGGTCAGCGTCAAGCCCGAGTCAATGCCTGTCGTCAATGGCTGGTCCCTGTAACGAGTCCGCAAGATAAAGCGGATCGTTTCATTGGGGCCATGCTGTTCTTCGATCATTGGTATCTGTGTCCTGATGAAGCAGACGACTTTAACCCAATGTTCTATGACGAGGATCCAGTCCCCCTCCCGGATGGTCACTTGGGGATCTATAAGGAGTGGGCTCAGAACCGAGCATCCATTGCCATTGCACCGCGAGGTTTTGCAAAGAGCAACTGCATCCGCAAGTCAATCCTCCTCCAGATGTTGACGCGGCCCGGTTACTCCTTCATCTACGCAACCTCCACCAACGACAACGCCAAGCAGACCGGCCAGATCATCAAGACGCAGTTCCAGCAGAACTCTCGAATCTTTGACGATTGGGCTCCCGAGTTTGACGACAACCGAATTGTGCCTCGTCGCGGCGAAGCCTCTTTCGGTATCGAGTTGATGTATTTGAAGAACGGGTCTTGGTTCCGTGCGATCTCATCTGAGAGCAGGCAGCGGGGCGGTCGCCCCCGCTGCTACGTTCTTGACGACCCCGAATACGATCCTCGGGCATCTACCTCGATGTCTGTCCTCCGATCGTATATGGACACCCTCCTCTTCAAGGTCGTCATGCCCATGATCACGAGGCCCGGCACCAGCCTTCGCTGGCTTGCCACCTTCGTGAGTCGCCGCCATTATGCGTGGTACGCAATGGAGACTCAAGCGTCTGAGAACGGGCTTAAAGCCCGTGATCCCCGCTTTGACCATTGGTCCCGAATGATCATCAAGGCGGCATACAAAGACAAGGAAGACAATTTGATTTCCTGTTGGCCTGAAATGTGGCCTGTAGACAGGAAGCATAAACTGGAAGATCCTCGCCTTAAAGAACGTATCAGCCTTGAAGAGATCAAGGAGCAGATCGGATCTGCCAACTTCTCGTCGGAATACATGGCTGACCCCGGCTCTAGCGAAGATCAGTTCTTCCCCGAACTTGACGAGTCCCATCGTTGGTGGTTGACGAGCATTGATGCTGACTACGGTGCTAATCCAAGAGATTCTGCAACTCTCTTGAATTGGAAGGATCAAGAAGGCAACACTAAGAAGATGCCGATCTGTGACTTCCTCAAGGAGTCTTGGGTGTTCATGACGGTAGATACCTCGTGGACCTCAACAGGCGATTCTGACCTGAAGGTTTGCACGGTGATGGCGGCTACCCCCGACAACGAGTTGTTTGTATTGGATATCTGGGGGGCTCAATGCGATGAAAACACCCTCATAAAGAAGATCTTTGAGATTGCCGACAAGTGGAAGGTTCCTTCTATCCACCCCGAAGTCGTTCGCCAAAGCATCGCTCTTTATCAAAACCTCGATAGCCTTGTTAAACAGCGTGCGACCGAGATGTTTGGGGTTGCCCACATGCCAAAGATCGTGCCTCTCAAAGTAGGCATGATCTCCAAGTCAGCCCGGATCGGGGCTCTACAGTTCCGGTTTGAAAATGGCCTCATCAAGTTCCCGCTGGAACGCCGGATGGATCGGCATTGGACGAATCTCTTTGACCAGATTGAACAATTCAACCCCGAGGTAGCCGATGGAGGTCTTGCTAAAGACGACCATATTGATACTATCTCTATGTCTGGAAATATCCTTAAAGGGCGAATACACAGAAACCCTGAAGATATAGTGGACGATAGGAGTGTCGAAGACAAACTCCTAGACGGCGAATTAAAAGACGACGATGGCACCCTTCTCGCCTATAAACTCGCATCAATTTCCCCGGAATTTGTCAATGAACTCCTCGCCCGAGCAGCAGATCAACCAGAGGATAGATCCAGTAGGGTCTGATCCTGCTTTTCAACAAGTGACAATTCCGTATTTTCTTTATGAAGCAATGGCAAGAGCCTATTACAGTCTTGATAGAAATGCCGATTTACCCGTCCAGCCTCCTCCTAAAGTGGGGGGAGATATTAATTTTGACGGGGTTCAGTTTAATCCGATGGATATCCCACCTCATTGGAAGCCGGGGGGCGTAGCCGCAAAGGAACGACATGTCTCAAACCAGATTCAAACTACCCAAAAAGAAGATTGAGATTTGTCGGGTCATTCGTGACCATGCCGAAAAAGAAATTTCGCGGCTGTCATATCGTCGAATTACTTGGCTGCTTACTTATTACTACTTGAATGGGATGCGTCGTTTCGATGTATTCGATCCTGAGTCCGGCAACTTGTCCCCCCACTACCTTGATGAAGAGGGGAATATGGAGTTCCAGAGTCAGGAGATGCTGTCTGCTATTGACCGGGCGTCTTCTCGGCTGTCTTCAATGGACCTTCGGCCCAAGATTCTTCGGACGGGAACCAGCCTCCCCATGATTCGCCAGCGTGCAACCGCCCAGTTGCTTGCTGATTCCCTTGTTTCTGACGAACAGGTTGCAGAAGTAAGTACTAAGTTTGCTCACTTGTTCACCTCGTTGGGCTCTTGCGGTATTCAAGGCCACATCACTCAGCACGAAACTATTGGTCTTACTTCAGATCTCGAAGTAATTCATCCAAAGGAAATCCTGCCTTTCCCTTCGCTTGGTCAAGACTACACCAAGCAGTGTGGAATGATTCGTCAGCGGCTTGTTCCGCTTGAAACTTTGGTTGAGAAGTTTGGGCCAAAGATCAAAGCAAATCTGGAAGATTGCGAATATTACGATATGGAGATCGGTGATCCTCTCGACGATCCCGATCTCACCCAAGACCACGGACAGACTGTTAATCCCTTTAACAACAAGGGGTATAAGAGTAATAGTGCCGACTCAATGACGGTTGTTCGTATTCGTGAACTCTGGATTGACGGAGATAGAGGGACTTGTTCTAGGTATGTCATATGTTCAGGTGATTACCTGATTGACGACCAAGACTTGAGTAGCAGTCAGACTTATTGCCCGATTGGCTTCGCCCGATTCATGGAGAACGGGTCGTTCCACGGCGCAGGTCTTTTCGATCTCCTGTTCAGCATTAACCGTGAGATGGAAAAGATGTTGAAGGCTCTCTTCAACAACATCAAGAATCTAGACAGGTACGGCGTTGTTGTTATGCCGCAGGGATCATTCAACGAGCGTTCGATCCTTCGAGAAGTAGGTGATGGCTTACGGATGATTTCGTATCAGCCTGACCCCCTCAATGAAAAGTTCAGCCCATTCACAATCCAGCCTCACAACGCAGGCGATGTTCCCGGTAAGACAGCCGCATTCGCCAAGCAGTTGATGCAGTCGATCAATCCAGTCCAAGACCTTATTGCCGAAAAGGGACGGGTGGACTCTGCAACCGGCCTTCAGTTCCTCGACGAACAAATCAATCGTGCCATGACGAATCCGACAATGGGAGTCGTTCAGGCATTCGGAAAGATGTATCGGAGTATGGTCTCAAACGCCACAAGAGAACTTGTGGTCAACCCTCATCCTATCCCGGTAAAGGCATTCGATCTTAATCTTGCTGGTGCGGTAGTTGACTTTGATCGAAGCGAGATCTCATTCCAGAATAATCCAATTCCCAATGTTGCTCATCTGACATTCTCTGTTCGGCAGATTAACCCGCGATCAGAGGTTGCTCGTAAGCAAGAAGCCATGCAGATGCTTCAAGCAGGTCTTACTGATCCAGACGGCCTTAAGTTGTTTGCACTAAAGGAGGGTCTGGACTTTGCTATGTGGATTGACGAAGATCAGTCGGCTTATGAGCAGGTCGTTCA